GGGCGCGGTCGAGTCTTGCGGTTGGGTAGTTTGCTGGCCGCTACGCTGGGGGGCGCTTTGGTTCTGTGTGTTGATTGCTGACTGACCTTGCGAGTTGCTGCCGTGGCGCGCATCTAGCATTTGCATTTCATTGGCGACGATCTCGGTTGTATAGCGATCTACGCCGCTCTGATCCTGCCATTTTCGGGTTTGCAATTTACCTTCGATGTAGACCTTTGAGCCTTTACGTAAATATTCACCGGCAATTTCACCTAAGCGATTAAACATAACGATGCGGTGCCACTCGGTTTTTTCTTGTTGTTCACCGGTGTTTTTATCTTTCCACGATTCCGATGTTGCCACTGATATGTTTGCGATTGCCGCGCCGTTATTCGAATAACGGACTTCTGGGTCATTACCCAAATTCCCAACAATTATTGCTTTGTTGACTCCAGGCATTATGATTCACCTTCATTTAACATTCCAATTAGTTGGTCTGCCGATGAAACGGCGCGCTTTACTTTATCGTGTGTGGTTAAGTTTAAATTTGACTGTAAGCCCGTTAAGGCCGCCGCAGCAAAATACTCGCGCTTTGTTAAGCCCTTTATTTGGGCGTCATCGCATAAGGCTGCGAATGCCAAATCATTTGGTTTTGTGTTCATTTATTTTTGCTCCAAAATATGGTTGATTTGATTAACTGCTCGATGTTCGTTGTTGTTTCGCAATGTCTCAAGGATTAGTTTTATTTGTTTCGATGGCTTTGCGGTGTCCCGTAAACCAACATGGCTCACTTCCGGCATATTTTTTAATCGACCGTGTGCAATTTTTGTTATTTCCTGCGCCCGCTTCAATTCGCCGGTAATTGTAATTGTCATTTCGTAAACGCCAGCGCTGACCGTTTCGGGTTCTGGGGCTGACTTGACAATAGGTACTGGTGAGCCATTTGCAAAACCGAAGGGCGGCGTGTTGTCACTATCGACAATCTGATTTTTAGCATTAATTTCGGGAGTGTCAGGCTCGAACGGCGGCTCGTCGTCCGTAGTTAATTCGTTGTGATCGAGATCGGTTTCTTCGAGTTCTAACGTTTCGGCCGCCAATTTTTCAGCGTCCAACCGATCTTGTTCGGCTTGTTTCTTTGCCTCCGCCGCCTCGTGGGTGGCCACTCGCGCCCGTATCTCAGAGCCTAAGTGCTCGGCGTCCATAAGCAACAATGATTTACGGTCTTGAAACAATGCTGGCAATTCGGTTGCGTCGATTGCTTTTGCATTAGTTATTACTGAATTAAAAGCGGTATCGATTTGAGCCTTTATAGATTCGGCTTGCTTGTCGAGCCGGGCTTGCATCGACGTGAAGCTCGAGCAACCCTTAATGATTTGCGGGTACTGTTCAATATTAAAAAGAGGTATCGCCGGCCGAGCCAATCTAAAGTCGTTGCAATCGTCGACGTATGCGTCGTAATGGTGTTCACAACTCGCATACGATTTATCGACCATGTTTTCACGCTTTCGAGTTTTCTCATTGCGTACTAGCTTCTCGAGTGATTTAGCCTTGGTTACGCACTTATCCTCAACCTCACCAATCAATTGCAACTCGGCGTAAAGCTCCTCGGCATCTTGCAATGCCTTGTCGCGACGCTCGGCCAATTGGTCTTTAGCTTCGCGCAATTGCTTGGCTACCTTTTCGGCGTTGTTAAAGTCACCCTCGGTTTCTAGCTCTTCGGGTATAGCGTCAATATTGGCCGATATTTGTTGTGCAATCTCGGATAAGTTCGACTCGACAATCTGGCCTTTAACAACGAAAACTAAGTCTTTTAAGTCGCTTACTTCGGCTTCGATAACTTCGCCCTCGATGGGATTTTTTTCTGGTTGGTTGCTCACTTTTTAAACCTCCAAATTCAATTCGGCTTCGTGTTTTGGCGCCGAATTGGTTTCGGCCGCCTCGGTAAAATCAACGCCTTTTATAATATCGATTACTTTCTGCTTTTGAGCTTTACGAGATTCTAGGCTTTTCGTTAGTGCCTCAAGCCGTTCAGCTTTGATGCGCTTTGCCAAAGCAATTCGTTCAGACAATATCGAAATAAAATCGTCGTCGCGCTCAACAAAGAAGTAATTCATTTTTATTTCTGAGGTTTTACCGAAGGGGTGATACGCCACAAACAACCACCGTTTAGCATTAGTTACTAACATACCGGTCTGACATTGCACAAAATGATCAAAGGCGTCTTTTTTCAATTCGTCGTTATTGGTAATCAACAATAAATTCGTGTGTTCGTGTGGGCTTTTACATTTCGCTTCAACGCCCCACTCAACTAGTCCTAATTCATCATTTTTTAAGCCGTCCGGAGTTACGCCAACACCATCGTTTTGAATGTGCGCTTGGTCATCGCCTATGTTGTCCAATTTAACGTTCAACTCATCTTGCAATAATTCCATGCATTCAAGCTCTCGTTCTTCGCCGTTGCGCGTGTGTACGGTCGACCAGTTGCCTAATGTGGGGTCAAGGTGGTAAAGCTCCTCCTCTGCCTTTTCGTCGGCATACGTGACCAATCCCGTCGGTGGTTCTTCGCCGGCAATGATTCGTTTCACTTTTTTGATGCCATCACCGGTGACGCCATCAACGTGTGGTTTTACATCGCCAACGAGAAAGTTTTTTTCGCCATCCAAATACAACGGTTTGATGTAATCATAAAGCGCGCGCAATTCCGGTTCGTCGTCGATTGATTTGGCGGGCGGTTTTTCCCAACCGGCCATCAAACGGTGGTTTTCCGACGCCGTAAAATTACCGATTCTGGCTATTTGCATTTCTTCTGATAACATTATTCTGCCTCCGTCGCTTGTGCTTCGATTGGTTCATGGTTTTTTAAATCCATGAGTTTTTCCAATTGTTCCGATGTAAACGAATATGTGTTGGTCAATTGAGTGATGACGGCCATGGCTGGGTTCGTCCCACTTTTAACGCGATTCAACCATTTAGGATAATTAACATCAAATTTTTCTGGCTCGTAAAACGCGGCCGCTGCCGTGGCTTGTTCTTGTGCCATTGATTCAGTTGAATTAACGATGCCGATGGCCTCTTGAAGCTGTGATGCTTGCGCCAAATCAACAGCCTGTTTAGATAACACTTGCTTAATCGCTTTCGCCGCAAACATTTGTTCTGCCCAGTTTTCATGAGGGCTATGCTTGCGTCCATTTTCAGATTGAACGCTTGGCGATTTTCCAACGATTTTAAAAATCATGTCGGCCGGAACAAACATTGTTGTAACCAATTCTGTTTCATCTTCACGAACCGAAACAATAACGCCTGTTAAATGAGTTTTTGCCCATTTATCATCAGCTCCCTTTCGTTGTGCAAAGTCCGGCTGAAATACCATTTTTGCATCAAACCCGAAACCGTCTTGCTCAAAGTGGTCGCAATCGTAAACAACATCAGCCTTAACCGACAATCCGCCGCGCTTAGCCAATACCTGCCAACCCTTATAACCACAATCAAATGTGGCTTTTCCGCCATAATTTACAATGTAACCCTGTCCATACTCTAAAGGTAAATCCAGCGTTAATGCCTGTAATCCGCAATTAATCAAAGATTCAGGAGTGCATTTATCAAGACCGTATGATAGTGATATTTTAAGCATGCGAGTTTTGAAGGCCTCAATTTTGCGCGGTTTGTTTTCGAGCAGTGCTGCTAATTGAGTTTTGACGTTTTCAAGCTCGAGCGCTCCCATCATTTGCTCCTCACGGCGCGCTACTTGTTGGTTATTAGTCATTAGATACTCCATTTAGTTAAAAGGTGGGTGGCCAAACATGCGGCAATAAAAATAGAAAACATTAATGCAAACACGCATAATTCAAATTTATATTGACGAAAAAATGATGTTTTATTTCTTTTTTCCATGTCTTTTTTAAAGCGCCTAGCTTCTTTTCTAGCTACCTTAAATGCGTAGTTTTCGACTCGCTTTCTACGCAACCATTGTATAAGTGGTATTAATGTTTTAAATCTTTTTCTTGCCATTATCATGCTAAAACCTCTGTTGTTTTTGTCTGTTTATTTATTTGATAATGTTATGTGATACTAACTTGATTGTCAACAGTATCGAACAAATAAAGTTTGCGGTATCGAACAAAGTTCTTTTAAAAATCAAAAAAAAATGTTATGTTTATCGAATATTGAAACTTTCAACCAACCAGAAAAATACTATGACACATGAAATTGATCCATTAATTAAGCTATCTGACGCCTTGGCGATTCATAACGGAAAACAAAGCGCACTGGCCAACGATTTAGAATTAAGTCGCTCAGTTGTTTGTGAGTGGGTGGCAAGTGAACGCGAGTTTGTGCCGCCATTACACGCGCACCGATTGGTTAAAATATACCCAGAGATACCCGTTCAAGAACCTAACCAATAGAGCAAGCATGAATTATTATCCTCACCATATCGGTGACTTTAATGCGGCTACACGGCATTTAACACGTGTTGAACGGTCGTTATACAGGGATGCAATAGAACTTTATTATGATAAAGAATCTCCGTTAATTGGTGATTTTGATCGGCTTTCCCGAAGATTAATGGCTGGCTCTAATGAGGAAAAAGAAGCCCTGAAGTTTGTTTTAACCGAGTTTTTTGAACTTGTGGATGGTTTTTATGTCAATCACCGATGTGAAGAGGAAATCCTATCTTACAGAAACAACAAAACCAATAAATCCCTTGCTGGTAAAGCGTCTGCGGCTGCTAGAGCCAAAAGAAAAGCTGATAGATTGGCTGGTAAAAATCAACAGAAATCAACAGGCGATGAACAGGTGTTAGTTTCTGATGAAACAGAACCTCAACAGAATCCAACTAACCAAGAACCAGTAACCAGTAACCAAGAACCAGTAACCAAATTAAACAACGACACACGCGACAAATTTCAAATGTTCAACGGGTGGGTGCCAACAATTGACGAACAGACTCAAAAAGCTTTGCAAATCGCTGGAATAACCCAAACTGATTTTGATGAACAATTGCCGCGATACATTGCATCTGTAATTGATGACAACACAAACCGAACTCAACACGAATGGAATAAAGGTTTTAAAAATTCTTTGATGAGGTTTGCTAGGTCTCAATCTGGGAAACGATCCGGTGGGAGATCGCAAGGTAAGACAATGCAACAAAAAGCAGAGGAGTTTATTAATGGCTGATACTGATTTAAAAGCGGTGATATTCGAGAACGTACACAAAATGCTCGCAATGGGGCTTGAGAGAGCGCCGTTTATCACTGAGGCGAAAGAGCCAATATTGCTTGAAACTTGGCATGAGGCTTTGACAGATTCGGGTTTTACAGATGCAGACGCGCGAAAAATCGCAAAGTGTTGGCGAGCCATGCGGCGCACTGCGGTTAAATGGTTTACGCCAGCGCAATTAATACAGAGTGTGCGTTCTCTGCACGTTCAAGAACAGACAGCATTGCCTAACCTAAGTCCTCAACAAATTGAAGAAAATCAAAAACGACTGGCTGATATGCTGTCAACTTTAAAATTAGGGGCGCCTAAATAATGAAAGAAACTAAACAATTTTTAGAATTATTCCAGCATGCATTGAATGAGTTTATGGGCGATCAAAAACACTCATATGTTTTAAGTATACATCAGTGCGGTGATGGCGAATGTGCGTTGGATGTGTCAACAAACTTAGATAACGATGG